CACATAAGAAAAAGAGGTTGACCAGAAAAAAATCTTATAAATCTAAATCAAAATCAGGGTACAAATAAAATGTTACAAGATGAAAAAGATGTAAAAGATGAAAAAGATGTAAAAGATGTAAAAGATGTAAAAGATGTAAAAGATATGATAGATAGGATAAAGACTTATAGATATAATATTTTATTTTCACATTTTAGAATGTTTCTTTTTTTTTGCAATAATATCAGATGACAAAATCATCAACACCCGCAACAATTCATATTCAACATTGCACATATACCAATTAAATTCATCCACAGTAGAACTCCATCTACCGTTTTTTATACAAATCAACCCGCTAATAATATTACTATTTTGCTGACGTTTCCTACCCATTTCAGTGCGAACGTTTTCAGAGTAATAGTCACTTCTGGTAATAGCAGAAGTAAGCCAAAACCCCTTAACGGATTCATTACATAATTTGTATTTTGGTTCAGAATAAGAAATATCACCATTCGTTCTAACATAGTCATAATAGCTAGGATATTCTTCTTCAATATTATCAAATATAGCGCCCAAATTTCTATTATCACACCTAGGAGGCGACACTTTAAAAATTTTATAATATAAATACTTCCAGTTTATAGCTTCTAATTGCTTCGAATTAAACTCTCTCAACATTTTTTTAATGAATTTTTCATCGATTTCATATTTTTGATACAACAACAACAGTTTAATATCAACCGACAACACATAATCCCTAATAACACATACCAAGTCATCAGGCAAACGCGAAACAAAATAGGACATGTTGTTTTTGATTTGATATCAACGTCAAATCATAAAATCTGAATCAATTTTCTTTTTTTCAGAGACATTTCCCAATACAGCCACACCCACACCCAGACTCATCACCCCCGAAAATCAAAAAATTTTAAGTAATTAAAAAATTCGTATCCAGAAAAAAAAATTGATCTCATTTTTCTCTCCAACTCACCTTAATAAAACAAATCACTCAAGCAATCAACCAATTAACTAACTAACAACAGTTTTATTATTTTAACAGCTAATTACAAACCAAGACAATATGCAACTAAGATCAGGACGTTCCGTTGATACCTCAAACTCATCCAAATCAACTCACTCAATGGCAATGCGTAGAAACTCAAGAAACTACGAGGAGTTTGATGAGAGAACAAGATATCAAGCAGAACAACGCGTAATCGAAGACTCTATATACACTCCAGAAGCAGAAATTATAGCAAACCAAAAAAAACATATTTACTCGACCATTAAGCATAAATTATATGCTCTTGAATATCAAAGAAAAAACACCGACAAATATTCATTTTATGAATTGATTGATACATGCATTGAACTATTTACATTTATCAATAATAATATACAGTTCATCGTAGATAACAATGCTTTTAATGAAAAATTTGCAAGAGTCGTAGTAGACAAAGGTAATTATATTATTAACGAAATCCACCGCAAAGATAAGACACGCGCCCAAGCCAAAAAATTTGAAAGATGCAGGTATTATATAGGTAATGTTATAGACTTAATTGAACATTATATTTTAAGACATTTTTAAACCAACAAACAAAAAACTTTCCTATTCCATTTTATAATTGTAAACTATAACTAAATCCTTTTTTTCTCTCCCCTCTTCTCCCTATTTATTTGACTTTGGGTTGAAAATCTGTACCATTTTCACCACATTTTTTGTTATTTTGTCTAGCCACGTCAGAATATTCATATTGTAAAATATCGTCATACACTTTTACATAAAGACTACATTTACCAAACGTATCATATTTACCACCATAAGACAATGGTTTGTAAAATTTACATTCATAACAAAATGGTGCAGTCCGTTTTTTTATAGATGACACGAAACAAAGAATAAAACACACAATAATGACAATAAATATCAAAAGCAAACATTCGTTTGATCTACGTCTTCTTGACATGTTTGTAAATACTACGATAATTTTATTATGAAAGATGCTGATATTATGTTATTAGTATAACACCTCAACTTAATCAATAACAAATCAATTTTTATTTTTTATAAAAACCAAACCAAATCAAACCAAAACATAAAACAAAAAATTGATTTAATCAATACCTACACAATAAATCACATTATATATCAGTATTTATTTTCAAATGACAACAAACACAACAACCGCAACCACCAAGAATGTGACAAAACAGCTTTGCATCAATAGATTGAAATCCCCACAAGATCTACAATCATTAATCAAAGCCTTTTGCTTTTATGATACCAAATCATGGGAAACCATGCAATTTATAAAATCAAAAAAAAATAGAATCAATCATTTATTAAAAAACGCATCTATTTCAAGAGCAAATCCAGACGACTTCTTCCTAGACGGATCAGACACGGATGAACATTGGGCATTTTATGTATATGATGAAGAAGATGGAGAGAATCCACAATTTCAAGCAGTGAATTGTTCTATATGTGGTAATTATGTAGCGACATCTATTCATATTCCAGAAAACATTCAATGCAGATGTATCAACCACAATATAACCATCAATGACCTTGACGACATCGACGATGACAGCGAATATATTCCAGAAGAGGAATATGAAATAGACCCAGATTATGATTACGAGTATCATTCATCCGATGATGACAGCTATGACGACTAAACAACCCTTTATATTTGTAAACGTATAAATAAATACTTTTTTCTCCAATTTCCAACCAGCAACCCAACTGCATAAACCCATTACTGAAAAAAAAGCACTACGCCTTCCAACCCTCAACAAAAAAGGTATTTAAAATTACAGTAATACAAATAAACAAACCACACCCTAAACCTAACCCTAAAATAGTTCGCTTATCATCGCCCTCTTCGAATTTTGAATATTTGAAATGTGGCGCTCAACAGACAACGTTCTCTTTTCATCATCAAAACCATCCATTTCAAATCGAAACACACTCACACACTTTTTCTGTCCGAACCTGTAACACCTACCAATAGCTTGATCTTCAATCGACGGATTCCAATGCGGACTTACAAAATACACCTCCGAGTAATTTTCTTGCAAATTAAGCCCTTCAGACCCAGAATTAATTTGAATAATCAAAACGTCATACCGATCATTCAACAACCCTTCGCGATCATTTTTTTTAACACGTGAATCAATTTTACCAATTTTAATTCCCTCTAGACCCAGACCCAATCGCTCACCCAACCTCTTTTCAATGATGTCCATCTCCTCGTGAAAATCACAAAACACAATCTTACCATTTCCGTTATCGATTCGCTCCCCAATCAAATCAACGACACTATTTATTTTGCTTGAATTAAACACACCCTCTCCAACACCACCCGATTTAAGCAACAAATTCGATGAAATACATGACTGTTTAGCACGAATTAACAATATCATAGGTATATTCTTATCAGGTTTTGCAATAAACTTGAATTTTTCATCAAATATATCAACATCACCATCCTCGTGAGCGTTCGTGCCAGAAAACGACAGCATAGAGTGAATATTTTGCGATATTAGTTTTTCATCCCTGACCCCGACCCCCCCATGCCCCTTCTCCCCCTCTCCTTCCCCCTCACCCCACGAAACAGTTTTGCACAAAGTTTCGATACCAGAAAGCGAAATACCTACGTCAGCCTTGCTTCTCTTCAATACAAAAGTCCTTCTAATAAAATCTATATTGTCTTTAATGAAACTGCAAGGGATTCCCATCAATAAACACAAACTATAAAAATCCTTCACGTTATTTTGGATAGGCGTACCGGTAACAAACCAACGGATACCCGCCTTCAACCTCAACGCACCCAAAAACAACATAGTCTTTTTATTGCGTAAATGATGAGCCTCATCAAAGATAATCCGATTCCAACGGATCTTATGTAAATCGTTCTCAATAATCACCTTGTTTTTCTTGGTACTCTCCACTTTATTAAGCTTACCACATATAGCTCCGTAGGTAGTAAGAACAATAGCAGATTTATTCAACGCATCCAATCCATACTTTTTCTTATTAGCACCGTGATAGATAATTGCTTTATGACCGGTGGTTTTATAAATTTGCATCCACCACTGATCTAATAGCGCAAAGGGTAGTACAATCAATGTCTTTGGCATCATGTTAGATAAGCAAATACCTAACATCATGATAGTTTTTCCTAACCCCATCTCATCAGCAACAATTCCACCACGGATAAATTTTCTACCGGTCGTACCAGGCGACACCTCAGCACCCGAATTCACCCCGACACCGACACCGACACCATTCAACATAACACCCATTTCTCTCTCGACACACCAAGTAACACCTTCTAATTGATAGTCCTTTTTCTCTAGTTTTGCATTATCGAGATATGAATAAAACGATTCTTTTACGGTTTCGTTATCGAATCTCATGATTAGTATCTTCTTATGATAAAATATCAAATATCAAATATCAAATATCAAATATCAAATATCAAATATCAAATATAAAATGTAACTGAAATAGTATTAATAATTTACTATGGTTGAAAAATAAAGAAAATTTGTTTCAATTTTTTTTACGCAAAAAATATAAATTTCAACCCCAGACACAACCGCTACCACATCCTCAGATCACAACCGCATACCACATCCTCAGATCACACCCACATACCACATCCTCAGATCACACCCACATACCACATCCTCAGATCACACTCACATATCTTAATATCAGTTATACAGATATATTTACTTTTCTTTATTTATTATATAAATTTATATATAAAATGAATAACAATAAAATATTCATACAAATAGCAAGTTATAGGGATCCCCAACTTTTACCAACCATAAAAGATTGCATATCAAATGCAGAGCATCCAGAAAATTTAATTTTTGCTATAGCATGGCAACATTGTCTGGATGATGAATGGGATAATTTAGATGAATATAAAGATGACAAACGATTTAAAATAATAGATATACCATCAAACGAGTCAAAAGGCGCATGTTGGGCAAGAAATAAAATTCAAGATTTATATGATAATGAAGAATATACATTACAATTAGATTCTCATCATAGATTTGTTAAAAATTGGGATACAATTAGCATTAATATGATAAAAAATTTACAATCATCTGGATACACAAAACCACTTCTCACTGGGTATATTCCATCCTATGACCCAGAAAAAGATCCAGAGGGTAGAGTAATGGTTCCATGGAAAATGAATTTCGACAAGTTTATAGAAAACAAAATAGTTTTATTTTTACCATGTGGGTTTTCAGAAGAAGATAAACAACTGAATAAACCTCTACCAGCAAAGTTTTATTCAGCGCATTTTTGTTTTACTTTAGGTATTTTTTGCATTGAAGTGCAACATGACCCACTTTTATATTTTATAGGAGAAGAGATAAATATAGCTATCAGAGCATACACATTTGGTTATTCAATGTTTCATCCAAATTGTTTAATAGCTTGGCATGAATATACACGCAAAGGAAGAACAAAACATTGGGATGATAACAGTGAATGGTGGAAAATAGATAAAGAATCAAAAGCACATTACCGAGATTTATTATCCAAATTTATAAACGGAGAAGGAATATCAGTATTAAAAGGTGGTAAAGAACCGTATGGATTGGGTACCAATAAAACATTTAAAGAATACGAACAATATACAGAACTAGACTTTGAAGAAGCAAAGGATCTTTACAAGGAAAATAGAGGTGAAAAATCATACATTTATACTTTGAAATTACCATCATTCAGTAATACAAACACAAATGCAGATTCAGACATACGAGACAATTATCAATTTGTTGCCATAATAATTCAAGATGAAGAGAATAAAGATATTTATAGAATCGATATATCTGGTATTGATATATATAAAACTCAACTAGATGTTTCATTTACTTCTAAATCTGAACCACGCAAGTGGATATATTATCCTTATGATAAACAAGACGGTTGGATTTATGATAAAATAGAGACAATTTTATAATGCCACCACCTTCACATCAAACCCACCCATCTAAAAATTTAAGTGTTTCATTTTTTTTATAAAAAATAAAAAAAAATGAAATGAAATGAAATAGTTTAAAATAAACCAATCAAACCCAAACCAAGTACAATTTATTATTATTTATATTACCAGTTACAGTTTTACAGTTTTACAGTTTTACAGTTTTATATCTATATTTTCGTATCTATCTATTTTAAAATGGCATATTTTTCAGATTTAGTTTCTCGTAATCTAGAACACGAATTTGATCTTTGTGTAACCAAAAACACATTCTCCATTACAACTCTAACCACCGATTCAGAAGACACATCATGTCCAATTTGTATGGAAGATATCACAGACAAAAATAAAACAACAACATCTTGTGGTCATGTTTTTCATTCATCGTGTATATTTAAAAATATGATGTTACGAACATCCTGTCCAATGTGCAGAGAAGATTTGATTTGTAAACAAATATCAACCGCATCCAACACCAACACCAACACCAACACCAACACCAACATAAACATCAACATCAATTATAATCTATCACAAAATAATAGTCAATTAATGGATATTGATGATGACATCATTAATGCTTTGTTATCTGAAGATTTACTTTCTCAAGAGATTCTTTCTCAAGAATTATATTATGATGAACCTCCCATAAACGACGACGCCAACGACAACGAAACAGTTAATGCATCAGAATCAGATTCGGATTCAGACTCAGACTCAGACTCAGACTCAGACTCAGACTCAGACTCAGACTCAGATTCCCACCAAGAATTAGGTAACATTTCTGGTAATTCTTCCGTTTCCGAATATGACTCATCCTGGACACTTCCAACTCTTGCT